AACTAACTTCCAAAGTGTTGTTAATCTCTTCGCTGAGATGAAGAAGCAAGGAACTCCCGAAAGTGATTTCCCTAGTGGTATCCTTTGTATCTCCGATGGTGAATTCAATCCAACTCAACTTGGTAAAACTAATGTTGATGCGGCGTTGGCTACACTTCGTAAGGCAGGATTCTCTAAAGCTTATGTGGATAACTTTGTGATTGTTCTTTGGAACCTTCAAAGTCGTGCTTATGGTGGTGCTGGTGATAAGTTTGAAACTGGTAAGGATACTAATAATGTCTTTTACTTCGGTGGATACTCCGCATCAGTGGTGTCTTTCCTTAGCGATAAGATCAAGACTACCTATGAGCTAATGGAAGCTGCCTTGGATCAAGAGATTCTAAATATGGTTGAGATTTAATCTTGACATTCGGTTACTTCATGTTTAAATATATGAAGTAACTTCTGAGAGGGTTTCCTGCTTCCCTCATTGAAAAAAATAAAGCAGATAAGATCGTAAACCGCAAATATAAAAAATCAAACGTTAATTGAAATAAAAACGCGATCTGTTAAGAATACATACTGCAACTCAAAAACTTCATCGTTATTGAAAAAAACGTATTCTGATAAATTTCCATACAGCAAATATAAAAACTATTATGTCAAATAGCCTGTCGGTGGTCCGAGGTAACTAAAACGGTTCGATTCCGTATCTGGAAATTGTTAAGAACATTAACAGCAAATATTAAAACACTGCCAAAACTAAGTGGGGCTTGGGTTCGATTCCCGCCTTAACAGGAGATGGTTCTCCGAAAATATGTTCTGATATAAGTATACTCACAGCAAACTAAATTCAATAAGAAAATAGTAGCAACTGAGAGGTTGTAGGTTGGTTATGAAAGTATGATGATGATATCATTACTGAATAGCTTACTCAATATAGTATACTGTCTAATGTTTAGAGTTATATGTTATCCAGTATGATGTAGAAATCATATAAGTAATAATCTAATCTACAACCTCTCACAACCAAAAAAGATTACGACAGCAAATAATACTAATCAACTGTTAATTGAACCAAAGTAAAAAACGTAATCTGATAAAAAGACAAACAGCAAATAATATAATACTACAAGGAACTCCGGGTCGAACGTTCAAATCGTTCCCTGCCGACCATTTAATAATATCGGCAGGTAGCTCAGTTGGTAGAGCAGGAGTAAAGTAAAAACGTCTTTTGATAAAAATTCCAACAGCATTCAAACGTAACTATAACGACTCTAAGGTAGCTTAGGTATGGGAAACCATTACGGCGATGGTAGATAGAGGAACTAAGTTCTTTATAGAATATGTAACTCCTACGGGACGAACGGTAAAGTTTGTACGAACTTTACAATGTGTCAGTAAAGATGGAATTTTGATAAAATCACAAAACAGCAAATAATGTATTTCGTAGCCAGATATAGGTGAAAGTCCTATCCCTTGAACATAATAAATCAAATCAGGGGTCGTCTAATGCAAGGATAGGTGAACTAACAAGCAATGTGATTTGATAATAGATTATATATATGAGTAACAAGAACAAAGTAGAATTAATTGGATATTACGGAAGTGATGAAATCATTGCTTGTTCCGCATGGACTAGCACTAGTAGGGATCTGAATGATGATAAGAAGGAACGCATCCCAAATCTAATTAAGATGCTTTGGGACAATGGACACTCTACGCCATTCGAAAAAGGTATGGTTCATTTCCTAGTAGACACTGATATTGCCAGTCATATTCATTTGTTGAAGCATAGGATCTCTAGCATGAATGCTGAGTCAGCAAGATATAAAGAACTTAAAGAAGATAAGTATTACCTACCAGAAGACTGGATGGGTATTGAATGTTCTCGATCAATCTGGGAAGAAGGTGATTGTGAAAATTGGTATGAGGTATTGGAACAATATACTAAACAAGGAAACCATCTTTATCATAAATGTTTGGAAGATCTTACACCTGTTCTTGGACGTAAGAGAGCAAAGGAATCCGCTAGATTCTTCAAGACATACAACTCACAAATTCAAGGTGACGTTAGTTTCAATATGAGAAGTTTCGCAAACCTTATCAAGCTAAGATATTCAACCCATGCACAATTAGAAATCAATGATATAGCAAAAGAAATGCTAGACCTTGTTAAAGGAATCGAAGGAGAACCATTTAAACATACCCTACAAGCGTGGGGATTTTAATTTTAATTAAAACCGAATTATACTCATTATTATGAAACAATACACTGTAATTTGGGAGGATCGTTGGCAATCTGGAAGTCACCATCATTGTCTAGCTAAAAGGACTTGGATCGAATGTAATGATATCCAAGAAATTATGGAGTCTCCATATGGTGAAAGAGCTAGATATATCTTTGAGGGGTTTCAAAACACTTTAGGTGAAAAGTTTGACCCATCTTTGGTGGTAAAAGCAACTGATAAAATTTCCATTAATTAAAACCGAATTACAATAAACACAGAACAACACATTATGAATATTAGTCAAGCTCTAAAAGAAAAAAACCGTATTGCTGGTCGTATCGTTAAACTTCAATCACAAGTGAAGAAGTATAACTATTTCACCGAAAACCAGACACAAGATTTCAGTTCGATTGAACTTCTTAGATCCCTTCAAGAAGAGTGGGCATTCCTTATTGATATTAAGACTAAGATCGCTAAGGCTAATGTAGGTATTGCTGATAAGTTGGTTAAACTTACTGAGGCTAAAGCTGAACTAACTTTCTGGAATGGTTTCACAGCGGGACAATTAACAGAAGTTACTAATGAACGTAAGTATGTTAATGGGGTAGTGGTTGATGTTCCAGTAAATACTGGATATCATATTCCAAATAAACAAGTTCAAGAGAATGTTGATTTTGTCCAAAAACTAATTGAAAGTCTCCAAGATGAGATTGACAATTATAATGCGACTACACAAATTTAATGGTCTGACATGTGGTAATGTAAAGAGACGTTCGACCCGTCTAAAGATGGATAGTCACCAGTAGGATGACAACCTACCCATTAATATAATTTTGATATAGAAGATCCAATGTTCGAATCATTGGTCGAGGACGGCCCGCCTATCTAACAGGGCTGATAGCTTAATGGAAATTAAAAGCGTCTATATTAATATAATTTTCCGGGAGTAGATAATAGTATTTTCGACAAACAACTTACGGCATAATTGCCATAACGGACAACCGATAATGTTAAAGATAACGATATAAATTTTCGAATTTTGGTCAAAACTTAAATTTTAAAACTTAGTTATTAAACATTAAATCTTAACTGTTAAACATTAGCTTAGTTGGAAAGAAATTATCGAAACCGGAATCCCTTTAATTAAAACCGAATTATAATAAACTTATAGAACTGATAAACTTATGAAAACTACAAATTTTAGTTGGGGTGATGAAACGATTGATTCAAGAGATATCATTGGTCGTCATGAAGAACTTCAAGATGAATATAATTCATTAGTAGAAGACTTGGAAGTAGCCGAATCAGACTTTAGGTTTGTATCTAATAGTGATGAATCGTCACTAGTGGAATATGAATATCAAGATGCTGAAAATACAGTAGCGGAGGCTCAAAATGCTCTTGACGAATATGATAAAGAAGAATTGGATTTTCTTACTGAGGTGATTTCCCAAGGTGAAGATTCTCCTGATTGGTCTTATGGTGAAACTCTCATTCATGAAAACTACTTCACGCAGTATACTGAAGAGTTGGTAAATGATTGTTATGACATGCCAAAGGAATTTACTGATGGTAAATGGCCATGGAACCATATGAATATGGATTGGGAATCTGCCGCTGATGAAGCTAAGGCTGATTATCTTACTGTTGAAGCTAATGGAGAAACTTATTATATTAGAGGATGAGAGTTGAATGGAGACAAGACGGAATATTCATTGGAATTTATATTAATGGTAAATTGCAATTTAATATAGGTCTTGGAGAAGCAATTGAACAACTTCCAAGATATGAAATTATGAAGATTGTTAAAAATTGTGATAAAACTCCTTGGTTAAGAAATTGGCACCGACCTGAAATTATTAATATTTCACATGATAACATTTAAAACTTTAACAGTCGAAGAACTTAAGAAAGATTATCCACAGAATCATGGATTCATTCTTCAAGGTAATTCAAACTCACCCGATAGCTCATTAGAGAAGCTTTGCAATGCTTTAATTACTCACGGTGTAACTTCAGAGTATCCACAATTTGTGGTAAGACTAGATAATCTAACTACCGTATTTGTTTATGGTGATGATTTCAATAGTCCATTGTTCTATCAGAATTCTATGATGGCTAATCTAATGGGGATCTGTAAATCTGATACTCTTTGCAACTTTCTCAAAAATATAACTATATGAATAAACGAATGATACTGGCAACTGCGGAATGGTGTAATCCGTGTAAAGTTGTTAAAAAGGAAATTGAAAAACACAATTATAATGTTGATATTAAAGACTATGATGAGGATATGGAGTTCTTCACAGAAAATAATATCAAGAGCGTACCAAGATTGTTGGTGTATGATGGCGAAACTCTCATTACTTCTATCACGGGTATAGAGGACATTATGAGTGTATTAAAGGAATCTTAATTATGTTTAAATTAGTAAATCCAATGACATACGGGGAAGCGGCAGATGTAATTAATGCTTGTGATGAACAAGATATTATGATCTATTTTGATATCAGTGATGACTTCAAGATTCCGGTTGATAACTATCAATTTTTTAAAGACGTTACCAGTAAAGATCCTGATGATAAATTTCCAATGTGTCTTTCAGAAGATCCCGATGGTAATATTAGGTTGAGTGATCTTGATTAAAACCGAAATATAATTTACTTATGTTACCAGTTAAACTAAACAAAATTGTAAAATGTAGATTGTGTGGTAAGAAAGGTAAAACCACTTCTAAAGCTTGTGTGGTAAGATCACAGATTAATGGAGATATTGTGATGTGGAAACATGATGGAAGTAACGGTGGGTGGGAATGTTCCGATGGACATGGTTGTAAGAAAAGCGTTAATTAAAACCGAACTATAATTTGGTATGTCGAAACCACAACAATTGCTTACTAAATACAATCCGAAACTTGCTAAGAATGAGAAGTATGGATGGAAATCATTCGGCTTGCATCTTGCACCATATAAACTAGGTGGTAAGAATCTTTGCCCCAATGCTTCTAAGGGATGCGCTGCGGCTTGTCTCAATAGCGCGGGGCAAGGGATCTATAAGAGAGTCCAAGAGTCCCGTATTAAGAAGACTAAGATGTTTCACGAAAACCGTGAAGAGTTCCTCCGCAATCTCTATAAAGAGATTAATACCAAGGTAACTACTGCTGCAAAGACTGGTGCTAAAGTATCCTTTAGGCTTAATCTTACGTCGGACATTGCATGGGAAAGTATTAAATTGGATGGGAAGAACTTCATGGAACATTTCCCAACAGTTCAATTTTATGACTATACCAAGAATCTCAAGAGGATTCTCAATAGTCTGACTGGAAAGTTTCCCAAAAATTATCATCTTACATTCTCCCGTAGTGAAACTAATGAGGATGCTTGCAAGATTGCTATGGGTTGCGGTGCAAACATTGCAGTTGTCTTTAATAAGAAACTTCCTAAGACTTGGATGGGTAAAAAAATTATTGATGCAACTCTCCATGATTTGCGCTTTCTTGATCCTAAGAATACTATTGCTGGTCTTGTTGCCCTTGGTAAAGCTCGTAAAGATATGAGTGGATTTGTAGTGGAACCATAATATGAAAACATATAGAGAAGTTTATGAAATGATTTCAAATTATAATCATGTATATGTTCCAGTGTTTTATATTAAAGGAACTATGGAATGGTATAAAATTGATAAAACATTTTATCTATCAACATTTAGTGAAGAATATACTAACTGGGGTATGATTTTTCCGTGCCATGTTGAAATTGATAATTGGGATGATGTGTTTATTCACCCTAGAATCGAAAACAAATAATTAAAACCGAAATATACTTCAATCATGCAAGACAAACTAATTCACCACTTAGTAGCTTTTCCAGCTAAATGGATTGAAGCCTATGAGAAGCATAAGGAATACCAAGACAAAAAAGATTTAGAACTTCGTAAAGCATTTGACGATGATAAGGATATTCAATTTGCTTGGAATATGGGTGGAAGACACCGTGGATCATTTACAGATAAGGAATTACTGATTAATACTATTAAGACTCAAGGTGATCCCTATGGAATCTGTGAGTGTTATTATGAATATCTTCTAATTGAAACCCATGCATTGAATTGTATTGATGGCGATCTATTCTCTCCAGAAGATACTAATGAAATGTGGTTCCGTTTTATTAAGATTGATGGTGATACTTGGGAGTATCAAGAGATTGAACGTCCTGAATGTTTAAAGGGAACTTGTAACTTTCTATGAAAATTTATCCATTCATTTTAATAGACAAGAATAACATGACTAAGATTGAACACTATACCAAAGTGGAGGATCTCGTTCATATATTAGCCACTAAAAAGAAACTTCATCATTGTGTTGTGGTGAAGGATGAACTCAAAGTATTAAAGTTTCCAATATTTCATAAATATGAAATTTACACACGTAAAACTTTTATGATTAGGGCAGTATTGGAAAAGTCTTAAATTATGAAACCATACGGAAAGAAACATAAAAAATCTTTTTTAAATCTACATGATTCCAATAAATGTCATTGTGAAGCTTGTAATAACTCCAAATGGAAGAATTCAAAATCACGCGAAAGAGGATTAATTAAAACCGAATTACAATACGAATATGAAGACACTGATTTATCTGTTCCACAAATTGACGGTGAAAGACTATGATAATAAACTCAAGTCTGCTAAAAATACTATGAGGATGTTTAATGATGCTAATGGTGGAGTCAATCTCACTTATAATGTTTTAGGGGAAAGGATTCGTGGATACCATAAACCACCCATTAAATTTAATAGGGTAATTCACCCACTAATTCAAAAGTATAACTGATATGAAAAAAGTAATCCCACTTAAAACATTTGTAACTAGAGAAGAAGTGTTGAAAAACATTAAAGATAATGATGGGGTTTGTTATCTGCATCTTGAACATGACTGGTATAATGCTGATCATGAATCCCTTAATAATATGTTGGATAATAGTGTAGATAATGGTGAATATCTTGAAGATATTAACTATACTCCTATTAAGCTAGATGGTAGTAGCTTGGTATTTGAAGTATGTGTTGGTGATTGTGGTGAGTATATTAATCAGTGTGAAGAAGAAAATTCCAATGAATCCTAAACATAAGAAAGCTATCAAGCGAAAGATTAATAGGTCTTTAGCATCTTCCGCATTGGAATTTTATCTAAATGGTAATCGCAAGTGTGAGAAGGCTTTTAAATATCGCGTGAAACAATTTACCGGAATAGACCTATGATTTCATTGTATACTATTATTACAATCCTTTTTTGTCATTGGATTTTCGATTTTCATCTTCAAAATGATGAGATTGCTAAAAGTAAAAGCAAGTGTAATCTTGCACTAGGTTGGCATGTTTGTATCTATACCATAGGTCTAGTTATAATTACAATATTGAATTTTGTATACTTCGACCCATTAACATCTGCTGGATTTGTATTGATCAATGCTGTATTACACTTCTTTACTGATTGGGTAACAAGCCGTGCGACTTCTTTACTGTATAAAGAAGAAAGGTATCATGACTTCTTTTGTGTGATTGGTGGGGATCAAATGATTCATTATATAACTCTATTTGGAACTTTTGTATGGCTAACACATCTGTAAATGTAGTATCTTATCGTAAGCTATTTAATTATGCTGGTAAAGAATATGAATTAGAATGGAGTGATTGCCATAGAATCTTTCTTTCAAAGAACATACTAATATATGAAGGTGTATCAGAAAGCTTTTGGATAGATGATCTTGAGATGGGTTTTAGAGATGGAACATGGTATAACCCCGAGTCTGATTACGGTAAGGGATTAAGTATGATTTATCACTTCATACTTAATGAATATTATCAAGATGGTATAAAATTTAGACATTATTAATTATATGGGAATAGGAATAGGATTTAGTTGTAGTAGTAGGGACGAAAACCCTAAACAGTATATCTATATTGATATGGAGAAAATTGTAGAGAAGACTACAATCAGGGATTATCAAGATGTTAACCCTAAACCTCATTTGTTCACTATCAAGCAACTTGAAAATGTTAATGGAAATACAATTGCGCTGGTCAATTACCCCAACTGCACAACGTTTAAAGGTGATAAGCTATTGTTGATCCGTGGATTTTATAATAAAAGAGACTTTAAAATTCTTGATCCACACTTTCTTGATGATAAACATATTGTTATCGGTAGGTTTATTCCTACTAAGGAAGGTTGGAAAATGGCTAGGGTCGCGGCAGTTGTAATTAATTAAAACCGAAGTATAATTTGGGTATGGCTGCAACATATGTTATCGTTACCGAAATGGAAATGGATACTCTTCTTAAAGCTGAGAAGAATTGGTCTAAACATATTGAAGGTGGTGAATATGTATATCACTATACCTCATTGAAGAACCCTGATATTGTTATTAAGGTGTTCAGCTCAGTTACTCCTAATGGTGTATCTAAGAAGTGTGGTAGTGATGCTATTCGTATCTGTGCGGTTAATACTAAGACCAATCGTGGGATCATTAAGACTGGTCGTGTTAATAGAACTGCTGGTTGGGATGAACGCACTAAGACAAAGGTGTTGGAAACAATTGAAAAGATTTGGTAAATAACTTTTAATGGGTGTATAACAGACGGTGCTTCTAACGCCGAGTCTTTAAATATACTGTAATTGGAAATGACTTATGTAGGTTCGACCCCTATTGCGCCCACCATTTAATTAATCCATAGGATTTACACCATTTTCTAATGGAGTTATCAGACACTCCATATTTAATTCCCAGTGTATACTATTATGCAAGAACAAATCGAAAGACATATGGACTTTCCTAAGAAGGATGGTTCTCATAAAAAATCAAAGTATCGTGATTTTCTAAAGAAGTCTAAGACAAGAGAGGAAAGACGTAAAGCTAAACTTGATCCAGAATGCCAACCTACTTATAATAAGTATCAAGGTTGGGAGTATTGATTAAAACCGAACTATAATTCACTTATGAAGCGACTGGTGAACAATACAGCATTTTCCCCTATTATTACTCAGGGTCGAAAGAAAACAATTCATGTTTCTCGACATGGAATTCCATTTGGACAAATGTGGACTTGGACTAAAACTAAGACAGAGGAACATCCTTGGCATGTTAAAACTGTTAAAGGAAAACATACATGCTTCTGGAAAAATGATTGTGTTAATCCTAAGTATGATGCAATGGATTGGATTGAACATCAACCCGATTAATTAAAACCGAACTATACTTTAACCATGAACAAGATCGTTGAAATCTTAATGGAACGTGATAATATGTCACAAGAAGATGCTGAAGATTTGCTTAATGAAGCAAAAGAAGAAGCAAATCATTACTTGGAGAATGAAGGTAGTCTTGAAGACATTGAATATGTCTTGATGGATTATTTTTCTCTAGAGCCTGATTATATTTTTGATCTAATTGAACTATAACTAATATGTCACACGCATCATATTTAACACACCTTTTTAACCGTAATAAACAAACCAAAGTTATCTCCGGTATTAGAAAGCTAATTAAAGAAAAACAATTAGACTTTGATGGATTTATTGTTACTGGTGTTTCCGGTGTAGCCATGGGAGCTATGGTTGCAAGGTCTTTGAAGAAGGATTTGGTTATCATTAGAAAAGATAATGATAACACCCATTCATCATATCATGTGGAAAACTTTAAACACGGTAAGAATTACATCTTTCTTGATGACTTAATTGCATCTGGTAATACTTACCGTAAGGTTAGAAAAGAATTTTTTAGTTGTAGTAGTAATAAGGGATGGCCATATGGTGGAACATATGTAGGGAATAAATCCAAAATTATTGGAACCATGCTTTACAATTATTCTTCCAATGATAGTGTAAAATTTTTAAGTAACCAAGAAATTGGCAAAAGAACGAAAAGAGGATATTAATTAAAACCGAACTATAATACTGATATGACAAACAAACTAGATGCCGCTTCTGTCCGTGATAAAATCCTTAACGCAAAGGGTAACTTTGTTAAGGCCGCATGGAAATCTAATCCTAAACCCAAGGCAGAATTTAAAAATATTTTGCTGGAAAAACAAACGGTGGCTATCGTGCGTTCAGGCATTAATTATGCTAATTTGAGTGCCGTTAAGGATGCTATTGCGGCAGGAGAAAGATCAGAAGAAATTGGTGAATTACCATGGGGGTCGTGGTATTATGACAAATTGAGCGATAAGTCATGGTTCCCCTATGTAATTGAGCATAATGATGAGTTGTATCTCAGACTATACCCAAGTGATGGAAATAACCACAAGGCAAATAGTGTATTCTACGTTGAAGGTAACGAAGTTACTAAAGATGTGTTTGCATCTTATCTTACTAATAGTGAGGCTAAGAAGTTACTGGAACCAACGGAAGAAGATAAACCACTTTGTTTCACAATTAAGTTGAAGAATCTGTTGGATCTTCCCGAAGAGATTGCTGATTAAGTCTTCTTGTTACCCATGCTTTTTTACGGGATTCATCCATCTTTAGTTTTTTATCTGGAGTCATATCCTTGTAATAATTATTAGCAGATTCTCTAAGTTTTTCCTTAGTCTCTGTGGATGGCATGTTTCCCAAAGAGCGTTTATTACCTTTCAATGATTCAGAAACTTTTAATTTATGATCAGTTGTTAAACTTCTACCCGTTAATGATTCTGAAATCTTATTTTTAGTTTCTGTGCTAAGAACCGCACCATATCTACCATAACCTTTAGTAGCAATGTTATAACCTCTAGGAAAAATACTATCAACTTTACAAATTAATTGTTCTTCCAAAAATAGTAAAGAATCTTTATCAAACTGTGGAAAATATTCAACGTAAACTTGAAAATTCTCAACTCCATATTTTATAATAGCTTTATTTATAACTTGCCGTTTACCATTACAATGTCGTTTCATTCGCCTTTTTATATTCATCGATTCTCCAACATAAGACTTATTGTTTAGTAAACAGGTTATGATATATACTCCAGCTTGTGTGTTGAAAGACTTATCAGATAGATGCATACTATTATTTAAAACCATTTACTAAAAATTCAACTTAATTAAAACCGAAATACAATTAAAATTATGAGACTACTAAATTCTTTAATCATTAACTCCTTGGGAATCTTTATCGTATATTTAGCATTTGTTAAAGACATTACAATATTCCAAGTATTACTATATATTACACTAGGATTGGCTGCTATTGGAGTTTTTCTTGATGAACCTTATGAAAATCTTTCTAAGTATAAATGGTATCAATTTGCCCTTTCAATTCCTAGTGGAATTATCTGCTGGTGGATTGGGTTGAACTATGGGGGAGAAACCTATGCGTATCTATCCATTATTCTAAATGTTGTAATATATACTGTTCTTCTCAATATGAAAGCTGGAAGTAAAATCATTTAAAATCGAACTATAATAGACTTATGAAAGATATGGGCGTAGGAATAGTTGTAGGAGTATTTATTATGTTTATCTTACTTAAGATATTCCCACACACTAAACACTATTATCAAGGAATTGAAGATACTCATAAAGAAGCATTTGAGCATGGTCTTATGGTAAAGGAAATTGATAAAGATGATAAAGTAATTTACCGTTGGAAAGAATTGCATTCCATTGGATACGAAGAAAACAATTAATTAAAACCGAAATAAAATAAGAGAGTATGAAAAACAAAACAAAACAAATTGTGGTCAATGTCTCTGATGAGGCTAAGACTAAGGTGAATGAACTAAAGGAAAAGCTTAATGTTACCGATAAGGAATTTATTGATGCTGTCCTTGTAGTGTTGGCGAACACTAGCGATGAAGTTATCAAAGCTGCTGTCGAAACTGTTACAGTTGAAAAGCAAAAGGCAAAGATTCTTGCTAAGATTGCTAAGATCGAAGCGAGTCTTGCTGAAGCTAATGCTGAACTTCCACAAGAAACTACTGAGGAAGTTTCTGCCTAATAAACTTCCAACCCATATCATTCATAGTTCTTATTTGTTATTGATATGAATGATATGGGTTGGTAAACTTTTAATTTAATTAATACAATACATGAATCGTAAAACACGTAGAGCACGAAAAGGTTCACCAAAAGATGGTGTTGCCCCAATTAGTAACCAAGCAGAAATTACTATTGGCACTGGTGCTGGTAGGCAATTTGGTGTCCGTAACTTTGAAGAAATTTTTAGTGGAAAAGCTTGTGATACTTCTCGCCCATCATGGAAACGTAAGTGGGTAGGTGCTATGAAGGCATCTAAGGGAGGAGAGTAAGTAGTGAGAATTATACGAGCAATATCAGACCTTCCATGGTGGACAGGATTGCCAATATTTTTAGTTGGTAATCTAATCGCACCAATTCCATATATAGGATTTATCTTTGGATTAATGATATGTCTATTTGGATGTTGGATATTTTCAAAACTATTAAAGCCTGACCCATACGCTGAAAGTGGTAGGGCTATTATAGGAATGGTCTTCGTTGCTTCATCATTATGGTTTATTGATAGAGATTTTATCGACTATAGTTTTGGAACTCTTTATGTTATCAGAACTGTGATAGGTTTATCATTTGGAGTATATGGATTTCAAGGATTTGTAAAATGAAAAAGAAATTTGCTATTATTTTATGGAATGCGATTGTGGATGCAATTCCCATTCTATTACCGTTGATTCTTCAACATAAAGACTTGATCATTAAAAACGCTAAGAAGATTAAGGTTAATTAAAACCGAACTATAATTTGAGTATGAGAAATATTACAATACGAGCTGTTGATGCTTTTATGAATGACTATAACTTTGGAAGTGGAAACACTGGAGTTGTCGTTGATAAAATTACTACGATGTATCTCCATGATTCCCCAATTGCTAAGAAGGATGCTAATGGAGTTATTAGCATTACTAATGCTGGTTGGCAAACTAATACAACTAAAGAACGTCTTAATGGTATTCCCGGAGTTAATATTAGCCAACTCAATGGGGAGTGGTTCCTTAATGGTAATTCTTGGAATGGATCTTGGATAAAGATTAATTAACTTTTTGTCGGAGCATAACGAAAATTCCAGTATAGATTTGTGGTGGATCTTAACTCTGGTCATGGAGGGTATAAAGTAGCCCTCTAAATTTTAATCATGCAAACTTGTAAAGAACTAACTTTAATGGCTTTGGTCAGGGAACCTATTGATTTTTCACAAGGACTACTTGATAATGTAATTACTCCTCCCGTATCTTCAACTATTCGTTTAGTTATACCACCGGGAACTTATGTTAAAAAGGTTGGACATTTACAATATAAGATAAATGCTTGGAAGGGTATGCCAAGTGAATATAGAAAAGCTATTAATGGTGGTGTGATAATTTCACATGCAATGGTGAAGGGATTAATTAAAACCGGAATATAATCTAAACATGACTACTAAAGAATTACTAAAAATTATAGCTGCGTTTTGTATTTTTATACTACTTATATTGATTACAAATTTTGCAGTTTTTGCGTTGATTATTAAACTTTTCAAATACATGGATCTATAATATGATGACAGCACTAATGCACAATAATCTTAGGTTCTATACTCTTCGTATAACTGAATCTGCGGAAATGGCTGAGAAAATGGCACTTGACTTTGAAGAAAAGTTTGATAAATTAGGAAAGTATGATCAAATGGAACTAGCATTTAAAATTGAGATGGATGGATGGGAAAATGCTTTTGATTTGATTGAGAATTATTAATAAATGGCAATGTGGCGGAATTGGTAGACGCCGAATCTAAATAAGTTATTAAAGGGAGCGTGGTGGAACTGGAAATACACTACAGACTTAAAATCTGTCGCCTTAAATGGATTGAGGGTTCGAGTCCCTCCGCTCCCACTAAGATTTATCTGTAATAAACTCCGATAATATCTTTACATATTTTTGTTTTCCAATTGATGTTATCCATTGGTTGTAAGTTGGTTTACTTGAGTCTTTACCCTTTCTTCTAATGTTAGTTATAATTCCAATCCTACTACATGCGTAGGACAACATTTCATGGATATCTTTAGATCTATTTGAAAACTCATATCTTTTATATTTCGATTGAACTATACATCCATCACTATAAATCAATCCCTTTATAAATTCTTTTGGGTATTGGTTAATTACATCATATTGCCAATCCGTTAAACATAGATCACGATCATGCTTTCTACCTATTCCATGCTGGGGAAACATATCAATTAAACTATTACTATGAACCGAAATCTTCCAGCAACCTTGCTTATCATACCTACTCACTTTATTGTTTGGTAGTATTTTTGATAAACATTTTTCCAGTTCACAATTTATATCCTCGTAATTTTTATCATTATAGAGAGATAATCTATATGATCTACCCACTTTAACTATATGACCATCCCCTAAATAAAACCCAAGGATAAATGCGTAATTCGAATTATTAGTCTCCATACTATTATTTAGTCTATACCGTCTATCTTTCAAGAGCATACAATTAAAAATAATATATGAATACAGATAAACTACAAGAACAAGTAATCGACTATATGAAAATTTCAATCAATAAGATTGAAGATTTCACAGTCAATGAAATTCCACCATTTATTCATGAGTATATCACTTGGAAATTCTACGAGAATCTATTTCCAATTACTCTGTATGTTCTATTTCTACTGATACTAACATTAGTGGTATATAAATTCATTACACCGCTTTGGAGATGGGCATTTAATTCTTCTGAAAAAGAAGGTGATCCTATTTACTTTATTGGTCCGGCAATTGCTACATTTCTTATGACTGTGGTAGTTTTATTTACATTTCCCTATGATAATATTAAAAATTGTATTCAAATTAAAGTGGCACCTAAAGTGTATCTACTTGAACAAGTGACTAAAATCATCAAAGAGAATATTGATTAAAACCGAACTATAATTTGGGTATGAGAATGCAGTTTATTCAGAATCGAATTAACCAAACAATCTTCAATGCTGAAAGTGTTGCACACTTAAAAGGATTTGAACGAGAGATTCTTCCTGCTACTGATTTAATTAAAGAATTGGTTGCTATTATCGAAAATGGTGGTAGTATTCTGGATATTGAATTTAAAGAATTTGTAGAGTTTATTGAAGCATAAATAAATTTATTAGTAAACTGCGTGTGACCAGAATTGGTAATGGCCCTCCCTCATAAGGTGGTATGGACCTGAAAATCCTTTGTGGGTTCGACTCCCACCGCGCAGACCATTTATATAAAATATGATTAAAGTAATTCCACAATACGTTCCAAGGGAACCATTCTTTGTATGTGTCTCTGGTGGTATTGATAGTATTGCCGCTGGACACTGGTTAAAGTTTAATTACCATAAAAAAAGTTTTGGGGTATATCATTTTAACCATTGGTTGGGAAGTATTAATGATGAGATGGAGGAAAGTGTAACAAAGTTCTGTGTGGACTTTGACATTCCATTACATTATTCATATAGAACAGAATGTAGATATGAAGATATTTCTGAGAATGGATTGAGACAATGGAGATTAGATGTTATGAAAGATATGGGCGGTAAGTTTATTACCGCTCATCATCTCAATGATGCTTGTGAGAACTACCTTTCTAATTGTTTTCATGGTAATCCTGAGTATAAACCAATCCAAGAGTTTTCTCAATTCAATGGATTTTCTATCTACCATCCTTTTCTCAAGACTACTAAACAAGACTTCATCGATTACGCCAATGAGAACGATTTGATGAAGTATGTAGTAGAAGATCCTACTAATAAAGATACTAAATACAAACGCAATTGGATTCGTAATGTTATTGTTCCTGAAATCAATCAAAGGGAATTGGGACTAGAGAAAATTGTGTTGAAGAAGTTTTATAATAATCAGAAAGTAATTGATTAACATGGACGACTATTGGACTAAAAATGGCTTAACTATGACATTGAAATGATTTGTGGTTGCAAGAAAGGATTTTCTGACATTTGTAAGGTTTTAGGCATTTCAGATAAATTTCTACAATAGTTATGAATAAAATCGTAAACAATAAATTTCCACCTGAAACGGTCACAATCGCTCATATTCAGGATGGTATAACTGCC